GGTCTTGTACTGGGGTTTTTTTTCGTCTGTATGTAGTATATGATTATGGCTAGGAGGTATTGATATGGATAGAGGTGAGGATATGGGAGTTATTATTGATGATGCTGTACCTATGCCGGGTGCGAGGGTAGTAAGACGCTATCCGTATGCGGAGATGGGTGTAGGGCAGAGCTTTTACGTTGAGGGTGTGCAGATGCAGGTTGTGTTGAACGGTAATTGGAGGGCGGGTAAGAAGTTGGGTGTGAAGTTTATTGCTCGCCGTGAGGGTGATGGGATACGTGTATGGAGGTCAGAATGAGTAATGTTATTGAGTTGCATGAAGACTATGTGGATATGGAAGCGGATGACTACTGGAATCAAGTACGTCGCATGAACCATGCTGAGCTGGTGATGGAGTTGCGTCGTCAGCAAGCCCGTTCTGCTGGTTTGTTGGCTGAATGTCTCTCTGAGATGTCGAGAATGAAGAAGGTGCTAAATGGAGAACTCTACGCAGGATAAGTACAAGGAGGAGTTATTGCTCTCCAGACGTATCTTGAAAAATGAGATGAACAGAGCCATAAAGGCTATAAAACCTGATGAGAAGATCGCGTTAGTAAAGCTGTGGAGAGAGGTGTATAGGCCAGAGATAGTGGACGAGCTTCTGCGGGTGGCGAAAGACAAGGAAGCTAGGCTTCGTATTGCCAACTGGAATCTGGATAACTTTGATGGTGAAAGAAGAAAGAAATGAGTCATCCTGCACAAATGCAGTTTGTTGCAAGCTTGAGGGAGAAGTTTCCTGATTACTTTATCCGCAAGAATGTGCTGGAGATTGGAAGCCTAAACATTAATGGCTCTATACGAGAGTTCTTCCAGCAGTGCCTTTATGTGGGTGTCGATATTGGGCCGGGGAAAGATGTGGACTTGGTTGCCAGAGGCGAGAACCTTGCCTACCAAGATGAAAGCTTTGATGTGGTTGCAAGCTGTGAATGTTTTGAACACAACCCTGAGTGGATAGCTACGTTTACCAATATGGTCAGAATGTCCTCTGGACTAGTTTTCTTCTCCTGCGCGACATTAGGTAGGGCAGAACACGGAACGCCCCGTACAAGCCCGCATGACGCTCCCTACTGCGGTGAATACTACAAGAACTTAACGGAGGAGGATGTTCGCTCTGCTTGTGATCTCAGCGCGTTTAAAGAGTATGCGTTTAGCGTAGATGACCAAGCGCATGATCTGTACTTTTGGGGGATTAAATGAACTACGACAACATTACTGTTGTTGCTATCTACGGCAATAATCAAGGAATGAAAGCCTTACCTGCGTTACGTAAAACTGCTGCTTGTTTGCCGGGATCAAAACAACTATTGATTACTAACAAATATATTAGCTGTGATGTTCCGCAGAAGATTACTGCACCTATGGATTACTTTGCCTACAGTAGTTTCTGTATGTTTAGTTTATGGAACTATATAGATACAGACTACGCCTTGATTGTTCAGCATGATGGATGGGCGCTAAATGCAGACAACTGGAAAGACGAATGGCTAGAGTATGACTATATAGGTGGACTGACACACGCTGGATTGGTTAATAATAACTTCGTTACTAACTACCAGTGGATAGGAAATCCAAACGTCACTATTGTGCAAAACGGTGGGTTTAGTCTTCGCAGTAAAAAGCTACTGTCTGCATTAGTTAAAAATGGAATCATGCCGTCTAGGTATGAAGATCACAAACTCAATAATGAAGACATACAGCTAACAGCCTTCCTGCGTCCTGCGCTTGAATCAGTAGGCGTTAAGTTTGCACCAGATGATGAAGCCAAGTTATTTTCGTTTGAACATTTGTTCGATCAGGTGCATGACTTAGATAACACGCATAAGATTTTTGGTCATCACAGCCGATTTAGAACGCTACTAGATGAGAGCACTATCTTGTGGCATTTAAACAAAGAACAGACAAAAACTATTCCGTTTGAAAGCCAAGCGTATGACCTATTCTCAAAACACTATAACTATAAAATAATTCAATAATATGAATTTTAATCTCAACCAGTTTTATAAGTTTTGTTCTAAGTTGCAAATTGAAACAAAAGAACAAGGCTTGCGTAACCTAGATAATTTATTAGGTACGCAGACGTATGTAATGGATGAAATAACGCAGGGCTTAAAAGATAACATTCACTTCTTCGTTATCTTGAAAGGCCGACAGCTTGGTATTACCACTATTTCTCTAGCCCTCGACCTCTACTGGCATTATTTAAACAATGGACTTAATGGAACACTGGTCACAGATACTGAAGAAAACCGCGATATGTTCAAAGGAACACTCACGGCCTATATGGATGGTTTGCCAAAAGAGTACAAGATACCCATACTCTCACACAATAGAAACTCGCTTGCACTCAAGAACAGAAGTCGAATCTTTTATCAAGTCGCAGGGCTTAGAGCGAAAGGAAGTCTTGGTCGTGGCAAGGGTATTACATTCCTTCACGGAACTGAAACTTCGTCGTGGGGTGACGAGGAAGGATTAGCGTCCCTCTTAGCATCCCTTGCTGAAACCAACGAGAAGCGACTGTATATCTTCGAGTCCACAGCGCGTGGATTTAATATGTTCCACGATATGTACGTCACTGCTAAACGCGCACGTTCTCAACACGCTATCTTCTGCGGCTGGTGGCGTAACCAACTCTACTCTGTACCCGGCGAATCTAATCTCTACAAAGTGTATTGGGATGGAAAGCTAACGCCAGAAGAAAAAGAGTGGACGCGAGATATTAAGAAACTCTACAACGTAGAGATCAACTCTCGGCAGATTGCTTGGTGGCGCTGGAAGCTCTACGAAGGCATCAAAGATGATGCGTTGATGTATCAAGAGTTTCCACCTACGGAAGACTATGCCTTCATCATGACAGGCACTAGCTTCTTCTCTAATGCCCGTTGTACGGACGCTATGAAGATAGCCAAGCAGATTAAGTGCGACCACTACCGCTACAGCATGGGTGCTAACTTTATAGATACAGAAGTTTTAAAATCGACAGACAGAATGGCTACCCTAAACGTATGGGAGGAACCCATTGATACAGCTTTTTATGTCATTGGTGCTGATCCTGCCTATGGCAGTTCTGATTGGGCTGATCGCTTTTGCATACAAGTGTTCCGTTGCTATGCTGACGGTATGGAGCAAGTTGCAGAGTTTGCTACACCAGAGATGAATACCTACCAGTTTGCGTGGGTAATTGCCCACCTAGCTGGCGCATACAAAAACTCCACATTAAACTTAGAGGTAAATGGCCCCGGTCAGGCAGTCATAAACGAGCTACGTAACCTAAAACGACAGGCGGCAGCGTTGGGCGGTAAAACCGGACATCAACTGATGGACGTATTGGGTTCAATGAGCAATTACATCTGGCGACGTAACGACACAATGGGTGGCTTATCTAACTCTATTGGCTGGTTGACTACCTCTGCCAGCAAAGAACGTATGCTTTCCTACATGAAAGACTACTTCGAGCGCGGAATGATGACGATTACCTCTACGGAATTGATAGATGAGATGAAAACCATCGTGCGTGATGGCGGTTCTATTCTGGCATCTGGTAGGAATAAGGATGATCGTGTCATGGCGACTGCTTTGGCTTGTGCTGCGTATGCAGAACAGCTCCAGCCTCGCTTAATTGCACAGAAAATTACAAGGAATGTCAGCAGAACGCAGGAAGACAGTACGCCAGAACAGATTGTTGTGGGCAGAACAGTATCCGACTACCTGAAAAGGATAGGAGTTTATGGACAGTAATGACAATTACATCATTCCTAAAGAGGAATTAAAGCAAATCATGAAACGATTTCGCGCAGATAAGAAGCGCGGCATCCCTATGCGCCTGTTTTACGAGTTATCCGGGGTAGATAAGGCAAGAATGGACGATATGTTCTTCTATGACCGAACTCACATGACGGAATTGGTGCAAAGACGCGTTTCTAAGGCGTATTTAGCGTGGAAAAACGGAGAAGTAGCCGTAATGATCCGGTTTGGACAGAAATGGCTGGAGTGGAGGAAGACTCCAAAGCCCGTTATTGTGCGTGGATATGGCTTGCAGCTAGGAAATGATGGAATTAAGCTCAAATTAGGGCTTAAAAACAGGTTAGATTACTCAGATTACCGTTTAGATGAGCAAATTAAGGGGAGATAGATATGAGCGTTATGCACGATTATAAGTGTGATTTACATGGGTTTTTTGAGGCTTGGGAGCCTATTTGCCCTGATGGATGCAGTGAAAACGTCCAAATGGTGTTCTTACAACCCGTTGGAACCAAGTCTGACACCACAAAACACAACGACAAGACACTAAACCAGCTTGCACTCGACTTCAACATGACAAATATCAAGTCTGCAAGAGAAGGTGACAGTCAAGCAGGGTATTATTCACGCAATAACAAGCCAAATCCAAAGGGAGTACCAGAACCTCCACGCGAACCACGCGCAGGAGATGCTGCAATATGGGGTGGAGCTGGTGGTAAACTAGAAATGGGCAACTTATTAAGAGGAAATATGTTCCCTTCCGTTGCTGGTGAGCAAGTTGGTATCATGCCAAGCCAAGTTGGGAACTTGACACCACCCCGTCCTGCGAGTTATATGCAAGACCAAGACAATTTATCATTGGATAAAAAATGAGAATCCCGTCAGAGCCTCTACAGAGAGAGCAGTTCTATCTTGATCTCATAGGAAAATGTTTAATCTCAAGGCAAGAGCGTAAATCTGATTACGCAGCACTGCGCTCGTACTTTCTTTTTGGTTCAGCTCCAGAAGACGCGCCAGCCATTTTTAATAAAATTTATCCGCACATAGATCAACTAAGCAGCTTTTTATATTCTGCTGAGACAACACGTTTTTCAATTGATTTAGGTGCTGCTGTACAAGCTGGCGAACAAAGAAAAATTAACTCAATGCAGCGGCTTCTTAATGATGATTGGCTGCGCTCAAATACTGACCAAGTTTGCTCGAACGCTTTGCTATGGTCACTGTGCTACAACACCTCATATACCAAACTCATTATTGGCCCCGGTGGAAGTTTGAATCCATACATGGTCGATCCGGGTGCGATTGGCGTATTACGTGAAGACACACCGTACACAGACAGACAAGAAGCCTTAGTCCATACGTACTACATTACAAAGTCTGACTTGTATTCCAGACTGTACGCTCACCCTAAACGTGACAGCATTTTGAAACGTGTATCTTCATCATTCCACGAACAGTCCAGTGATATTCCCGAAGGTATAGACCGCATCATCATGTCGCAGACTGATCCAAGCATGATGGGTAACGTCAATATGGATTTGTCTGGCATGAATCGTTATAAAGCCAGAGTTGCTGAAGACACCGTTGAGATGCACGAACTATGGGCGTTTAACGACGAGATTGGCGATTACCAATGCGTAACTATTGCTGATCCAGACGTTATTATTTATGACCGTCCGGGCGAAAAAATGTTCCTAAAAGGCGAGTTGCCTTTTGTACAGTTCTGCCCTAATCCTCAGTACGATTATTATTGGGGACAGAGTGAAGTACAACGATTAGTATTTTTGCAAGAGCTACGCAACAAACGTATGGGCGAGATTCTTGATTTGCTGTCGAAACAAGTATCGCCTCCTACCGCACTGATGGGTTTTAACGGTATCTTGGATGAAAAGAACTTTGCACTTAATCGCGCTGGCGGTCTGCTTGCTAGTGATATGCCAAGTGCAAAGGTCGAACGTCTTGCGCCAAACATTCCAAACGATCTCTTTGAAGTCATCAGAGAAGTGGACTCAATGTTTGCAGAAGCAAGCGGTATTACTCCCGTGTTGGCTGGTCGCGGTGAAGCAGGAGTTCGCTCTAAGTCTCATGCAGAATCGCTATCAAGACTTGGTAGTTCTAGAGCAAAGAAACGCGCACTGATTATTGAAGACGCACTTGAAAAAGTAGCAACACTTTACTTAAAGTGCATACAAAAATACCAGCCAATCATGCTGAAAGATGATGATGGTAATAATTTCATTCCTGAGCAATTTACTGATGACTATATTGTAAAAGTCGATGCTCATAGCAATAGCCCAATCTTTACTGAAGACTTGAGAAGCTTAGCGTTCAGTCTGCATCAGGCTGGTGCTATTGACCAAGAAGGTCTGCTAGACTTGCTAGAACCACCAATGAAGCAATTGCTGAAAGAAAAACTAGCAAAAAATAAAGAAAAACAAGAACAAATGGCTATGATGCAACAACAGCAACAGCAGCAGCAACAACAGCCGAAACCTAGTTCACCGCCAAATTTACAGGAGGTAGCATGAACCCAACTGGCGTAGATACCACATCAAAAGCGGATCAGCCTAGAGTTACTTCCGGTCAATTAAAGCAGGAAGAGCGAGGCCCAAACTTGGAATATCGCGTTCAGCGTTTAGGCACATATCAGGAGCGAAGCCCAAATAGAGGCTCCTATGGACGCATGAAAAGATAATAAAACTTGACAAAGCTTTCTAATTTGTTTATTTCTATTGTCAAATTTCATACGGAGTTATTATGGCTGTCTCATCTGAAGAAATTATGCGCCTCATGGGGGAGCAAAAAGCATCAAAACCTGCTCCTGAAGCTCCAGAAATGGAAGAAGGCGAAGCAGAAGAAGTCGAAACCGAAGAATCCTCATCCCCAATGGCAGCACCTATGTCCACTCCAGAACAGAAAATGGGTTCTAAAGAGGGAGCGATGGTTAATCTTGGGCTGGCAATGGATTTAATTAAACGCGCACTACCAGCTATCGGCGTTGATTCAGCAGAAGGCAAAAAAGTTATTTCAGCAATTAAAGTATTATCCGAACTAACAGGCAAAAGCTCTGATGGTATGGAAGAACTTAAAAAATCTGAAATTTTGCAAATGTTGCAAACCTTGCCGCAAGCAGGGGGAGCCACACCTGAAGGCAAAGCAATGGCTGCTGCGCCAGCAGTTCCCGGAATGATGTAATTTTAAGGAGAAATCATGCCTACAATCCAAGAAAGATTTAATTCAAAAATTGAGTTAATACCTTTTATGGATTGTCATGTTTGGAATGCTGCAACAAATAAATTTGGGTACGGAAAATTTGCAACGGGTAATGGAGATTGGATTTTTGCTCATCGTTTTTCGTATGAAGTAAACAAAGGCGAAATACCAATTAATAAATTTGTTTTGCATAAGTGTGATAATCCGTTTTGTGTAAATCCAGATCATTTATATCTTGGCGACTATAAACAAAACGCAAAAGATAGAGAGTCTAGAAAACGCGGAAATCACAGCTTTGGTGAAAATCACGGAAGAAATAAATTAAAATCTGAGCAAGTTATCAGTATTCGTAATGAATACAAGACTGGTAAATTTTCTTTTAGACAGCTTGGGAAAATTTATGGTGTTGACGGCAAAACCGTATCTGACATTGTTCGTAACAAGCTGTGGCAACGCCTACAATAGGTAAAGGAGAATATTTTGGATCTTTTTAAACCCCGTGGTGCTGCTGCACCTCGAAACCCAACTGATAACACACAGCAGAATGGTCAAATTATCAATGTGCCTCGTTTTTCGCAAATGGGTGGATTGAAAAATGCCGCTGCAACAGGAACTAAAAATCGCATGACGGTTGAAAAGCCCGGCGGTAAGCGCGTTATCTAATGCGCTTTTTTATTGTTTACTTGAGGGGATAACAAATGTCACTTGAAGATTTAAGCTATGAAGCCCGTGATGAACTGGCTCTTTTGGCTCGTCAACTTGCTGAGAATCCAAAAACCCGCAAAGCTTTCTTGCGTCTAACGAAAGAAGCCAAACCGGATATGCCGATTCCTGAACTCGAAATTGAAGATTCAACCAATTACGCTGTTCAGAAAGCAAATGATCGAGTTGCTCACCTTGAAGCAAGAATCCAGCAAAAAGATGCAATGGATGAATTGAACAAGCGTCGTAGCAGATTAAAAGAAATGGGCTTGGTTGAAAATGACGAACAGGTTGAACAAGTGGAGAAAGTAATGCTAGAAAAAGGTATTACTAACCATGAAGTTGCTGCTGATTACTGGAAGTACATGAATCAATCCGCTGCACCTACACCAACTGGATATAATCCTTCTGCGATTGGCAAGTTTGACTTGTCAGCGTATTGGAAGAATCCCGTTCAAGGTGCGCGAAATGAGGCAGCAAGAGCACTATCTGATTTACGGCGCAATCCTAAACCATTAGGGTTGTAATTAAAGTAGGGGATGTTTTTAGATCGGAGATAGATTATGCCTATTGGTGGCGGCATTCTTCCGGCTTCGGGTTCCACTCAATTCACAGAGTTGACCTACGTTACCCGTAGGGCATTTATCCCGAAGCTGGTAGTACAACTTTATAATTCAACACCGCTTATGGCGGCACTGATTGCTAACAGTCAGTCTGCTTCTGGTGGTGTTTCCTCTGTAACTGTACCTGTTCAGGGTTCTCAGTTCGTAAACGCTCAGTGGTCAGACTACAGCGGCTCGTTCGCTCAGCCTTCTGTCCAACAGGGTGCTTACAACGCTGAATTCAACCTGAAGCTGATGATTGCACCAGTACCGTTCCTCGGTATGGAAGGCGCAGTCCAGCAAGATGCAGCTGTTATTCCTCTGATCGAAGCGCGTATGAATGACGCGACTAACGTGATGATGGATGCTATGGCGACATCACTGTACAACAACACGACAAACACTCAGCAGTTCACTGGCTTGCCAGCGGCGGTGTCTGATTCTGGAACTTACGGCAATATTGATCGCTCTACCTATACTTGGTGGAAGTCGAAGCAGTATGCTGCTGGTTCTGTAAACCCAACTCGTCAGAATATCCTTCAGTACATTTCTGGTACGGTCAAAAATGGCGCAGAAGTGCCTACGTTTGGCGTATGCGGATTTGGCACTTGGACATTGCTGGCACAAGATTATGTCGGTCAAGAACAATACGTCTTAACACCGGGTTCCGGTTTTGATGGCGATTCCAATGGCCCTCAGTCTGGCTTCCGCGCTTTGATGGTTGCTGGCGTTCCTATTTATCCTGATCCGTACTGCCCTGAAGGAACGGTTTACTTCCTGAACAGCAACTACCTGTCGCTCTATATCCATGAGCAGGGTTCGTTTGTCTTTACAGGTTTTGAATCGACACTTCCTAACTGGCAGATTGGTTATGTTGGTGCTGTGCTGATGATCGCTGAACTGGTCAACACTAAGCCCAAATCCATGACCAAGGTGACAGGCTATAACTCGCTCACATTGTAAGGAGAAATAGTCATGTCTAATAAAATCCTCGTAGCTGGTGCATCAACTAACGCTGCTGGTGCATTTATTCAAGCATATGCTTTGGGTAATGCAACTGCCGTTGTTCCCGCTGGCGATTATTACATTGCTCCAACTGCTAACGTCACTATCGAACTGAATACGAACACAACTGGAAACATCAGTAATGCTTCGTATCAGGTTGTAGTTGCCAATAATACTGGTGGCTACTTTATCGCTGATGGCGTAAACATTCGTGCTAATGTCCTTTCTGGTACACCAACCATTACTCTGTTCCAAGTGAATCAGGGTCAAGCGGTTAGTGAGACTTACGCATAAGGAGCCAACATGAATGCTAACCATGTAGGATCATTGTTCCCAAATGGCTTTGGTAATTTTGCACTTGGTCGATCTGTAACCGTTAATGTGGGTTCTGTTGCCAATGCTGTTGTTCAAATTCCCATTGTCGGAGCAAGTTCATACATTGTTCGCAGGATTACGGTAGCTAATGCAAACAAGTCGATTGCAACTGCAAATGTGACTGTTACCACCTCTAACGATGGTAATGTTTCAAATGCGGTTGCATCACTGACAACGCTAAGCAACGTAACTAGCACTTCCACGTATCAAGACTTAACTCTTGCTGCTGGCGCTGCTACTGCTGTTTATTCGTCGGGTTCGTTGTACGTCAACGTACCTGCCGCCGTATCCAGCGGAACTTGCGACATTGTGGTTTACGGAGATGCGGTAACTCTATGACGACTGTATATGTGACTAACAAGTGGGAAAAACCGCTTGTCGATGAATATGCGTATAAACCATATACGTTCCCTGTGGACGAATCTGTTGAAGTACCTATAGAAATTGCCCGTCACATATTTGGTTATGGTTCTGAAAATAAAGAACCTTTTTTGGCTAGACTCGGTTTTGCTAAAACAAAGAATGACATTCCTAGCGGGTTGGAAATTCTTGAAAAATTTAGCATTACCGAATCTATGCCAGTACAGGATCGCTCCTTATCCCCGGCGATTGACCAAGTACCCCCACCTATCCCTTTACGGGGGGTGGGGAGAAAAGTCGAAAAAGCCGCTTAATTATGGCAATTAAATGGCAACTTTATCCGGTTACATCACGGAAGTTCGTAGGCTGCTGCATGATGCCAACGGAAACTTCTATTCTGACTCTGAACTAACGGACTACATTAATGAAGCCCGTAAGCAAACAGTTAGGGATACTGGTTGTCTAAGAAAAATCCAAGTATCACAAACTCCAATGTCTCCCGTAGCGGGTGGAGCAAATCCTGTTGCTTGGACTGCTGGTGCTACTGTTGCGTTAAATGACTACGTATTTTCAAACATCTTCATTTACAAAGTAACTGTAGCTGGTGTTTTAGGAACTACAGCACCTCCTTATCCAGCATCAAATTATGCGTATCCCCCAACAACACCATTTACTGACGGAACTGCTACGCTGCAATATGCTGGTAATTGCGAAAAATTACCTTACGCATCATTCCCTGACAGCATAAATACGATTGATATTTTAAATATCAACATTTATTGGGGAAACAGTCGCATTCCTTTGCAGTATTTGCCGTGGACTCAGTTCAACGCTCAATTACGTTATTGGCAAAACTACATAGGTAGGCCAGTAGCATTCACTGTTTATGGACAGCAGACAGCTTTTATCTCTCCTGTTCCAGATCAGGTGTACACCCTTGAGATGGATACGGTTGTGCTGCCTGATGACCTTGTTTCATCTAACGAGGTTGATGTTCTTATTGAGCCATACACTACGCCAGTAGCTTACTTTGCTGCTCATAAAGCGAAGTTTAAAGAACAGAGTTATGGGGAATCTGAAATTTACAAACAACAATATGCACAAGAAGTTCGTAGTGTTCTGGTTACAACCATGACACGACGCATTCCTAACCCTTATAGCACTCCATTTTAATTATGGCTGCGGCTGAACAAAAAAAGTCGTACAAAGTAATTAAGCAATTTCGTGGCGTAAACACGAAAGCAAACCGTACTGCCTTAGAGGAAGGTGAGTTTTCATGGCTAGAGAATGCCATGCCTATTGGTTATGCAAATATTAAAACTATATCAGGCGAAAAAAATACGGCAGTAACATTTGCAAATGTTGCTAGTACATTAGTTTCCGCAAACATAAACAACAAAGACTATCAACTTGCATTTCAAGAAGATGGTCGTTGTGAGTATGTTGACGTAGAGACAAGCAC